CCCGGACCACCACATATAGGTCATAGCAGACATTGGGCTTTTGTGGGCCAGACCTAGCCAAAACGGCCCGGACCAGATCTGGACCAACCCGGACCACCCTGAGGCGGGTCGGTTGGGGCCGAGTGAATCCCGAGCGCCCTGCACGCGACGCCGACCAGCAAGGCGGCCCCGAGCCACCCGCTCGCGGCGATGGCGAGCGACGCCGGTCGACCGTAGCCTCGAGCCCTGGCGATGAACCAGGGGCGGAAGGAGAGAACCCAGCAGCCGAGGAGCGCGACGTCCTTGGGAGTGACCATTTGTTGAATCAGCCTTTCCGTCTGGGAGGATGCGCCCAGGTCTGAATCTCGGAGGCAGATTCAAACATGGGCCGCGGCGGGAAGCGAGCAGGCGCAGGACGCCCCAAGGGCTCGCGGGACGCGCTGCCGCGTGGAGCCGTCAAGGCGATCGTGGCCCTGCGTCACCGAGTGCCCGACGGCACTCCCGGCCACGTCGCCGAGGTAGCCGACGAGGCGTTCGCGGCGATGGTCGAGGTGATGCGCGGGAACGTGAAGGTCGGCGCCCGAGAGCGGCTCTCGGCGGCGGCGGCACTGCGCGAGGAGATCTGCGGTCCGCAGAAGCAGGAGACCAAGCACTCCGGCGGCGTCGTCCTCCAGGTGGTGACCGGGGTCTCTGGCGCGCCGACGAAGGGGGCCCAGTGGTCAGCCTGGGCTTCGCCCCTCGCCCCTGGCAGCACGAGGTGATGACCCGCCTCAAGCGGTTCAACGTGCTGGTCGTCCACCGGCGCGCCGGCAAGACCCGCCTCGCGGTGGCGATCATGATGGACGCCGCCTGTCGGGAGCCCAGCCAGCGGCTCGCCTACGTCGCTCCGTTCCTCAAGCAGGCCAAGGCCGTCGCCTGGGAGATGCTGCGCGGCAACGCCCGCCTCGTCCCCGGCACGGTCGTCAACGAGAGCGAGACGTCGGTCATGCTCCCGAACGGCTCGACGATCCGGCTCTACGGGGCGGACCTGCCCGACGCGCTCCGCGGCCTCCGCCTTGATGGCTGTGTCCTCGACGAGGTCGCCCAGATGCGCCCCGAGGCGTGGGGCGAGATCATCCGGCCGGCGCTCGCCGACGGTCGCGGGTGGGGCCTGTTCATCGGCACGCCGCAGGGCATCAACCTGTTCTCGGAGCTCTACCAGCGCGCCGAGAAGGACCCGGAGTGGTTCTCGGCCCTGTATCGGGCGGACCAGACACACGCGATCAACCCCGAGGAGCTCGCGGCGCTCAAGCGCGAGATGAGCGACTCGCAGTTCGACCAGGAGTTCAACTGCTCCTTCTCCGCGGCGACGACCAACAGCCTCATCCCGTTGAGCCTGGCGCTCGAGGCGAGCCGACGGGTGGTCGAGAAGGCGCAGCTCGAGTTCGCACCCAAGATCCTGGGCGTCGATGTGGCGCGGTACGGCCATGACCGCACGGTGATCATCCTGCGGCACGGCCTCATCTGCTACGCGCCGCGCGTCCTGCGCTCGCTCGACACGATGACCGTCGCCTCGCACGTCGCCGAGGTGGCCGAGAAGCACTCTCCGGATGCGATCTTCGTTGACCAGGGCGGCGTCGGCGGCGGTGTGGTCGATCGCCTGGCGCAGCTCGGCCTCGACCCGATCGGCGTCGACTTCGGCCGCTCTCCCATCGACGATCGGTACGCGAACCGGCGCGCCGAGATGTGGTGGAAGGCGAAGGAGTGGCTCGAGCAGGGCGGCTCGCTGCCCGACGACTCGGCACTGGTCGCCGAGCTGGCGGCCCCGACCTACAGCTACGCGAACGCCCGCGGGAAGATGCAACTCGAGTCCAAGGACGACATGAAGGCCCGCGGCCTCCCGTCGCCCGACATCGCCGACGCGCTCGCCTGCACATTCTTCGACACCGTCGTCAGCCGGGCCCAGCGCGACCACGTCGAGCATCGGGCCTCGGCGGACGCCGACCGCAGGCGCGTCCGCAACTACAACCCGTTCGCCAACATGGGGGCCGCCTGATGTGCGACCCGAGCGACATCGGCGACAAGCTCGGCGACATCGGGAACGTCGCCCGATACCTGCCTCCACTCATGCCAGCCTACGCCGCCTACGAGGGCGTCAAGGGCATCTACAGCGCGGTCGTGGGCACCCCCGAGGACCCCAACGCAGCCAAGGCGTCGGTGGGCGTTGACACCGCTCTCGCCGGCGCCACTCCCGACCCGTTCGACCAGGCGAGTCAGGCCGCCCGCCTCGCCGAGCACAACCGGATCGCCGGGTTGGCCGGCTACCGGCAGACCTTCCTCTCGGGCCCGCGCGGACCGGGCGGCCCCACCCTCGCCCAGCAGAACGCGGCGCTCGACCCCAACAACGGAGCGGTCAACCCGACGGGCTGGACTGACGTCAAGGGTGAGCCCGGCGCCACGTCCGACCCCGGCCCCAACTCGCCCAAGGGCGGGGGCGTGCAGGTCGGCAGATACGGGTGGGGCAAGTGAGTATCCCCAAGACCCCCCGCGAGCTCGCGCTGGCTCGCGTCAAGAGCGTCGAGCGCGAGTCGGAGCCATGGCGACAGGTCTGGCGCGAGTTGGCGATCCACTTCCTGCCGGGCTCCTGCCAGCTCACGCCTGGCGACCGGCGCATCGTCGCCCTTCCCGACGACATCGTCTCGAGCAAGGGCTACCTCGCGCGCGAGGTCATGTCCTCGGGGATGAGCTCCGGCCTCACGTCGCCGGCGCGGCCCTGGTTCAACCTGTCGCTGGGCGACCCCGACACGTCGAAGGTGGGGCCGGTGCAGGTCTGGCTGCATCACTTCCAAGAAGCGATGATGCGGGTGTTCCAGCGGTCGAACACCTACCAGACGCTGCCGGTGCTGTACCAGATGCTCGCCACCCACGGGACGGCGGTACTCTGGATCGACGAGGACCAGGAGGACGTGGTCCGCTCCTACGTCTTCCCGATGGGCACGTTCGCCCTCGCGGCCTCCCCTAGGCTAGACGTCGATACCATCGTCCGCCGGGTGCAGATGACCGTCTCGCAGGTCGTCGGCACGTTCGGCTACGACGTCTGCAGCCAGCGCACGCAGAAGGCGTTCGACCAGGAGCTCTACGAGGAGTGGGTCGACGTCATCCACCTGACCGAGCCCAACCGGGAGCGCGACCCCGAGAAGGCCGACTCCGCCGGCATGAAGTACATCAGTCGCTGGCTCGAGCAGGGCTCCGACAAGGAGTGCTTTCTCCGCGAGAAGGGATACAGGGAGCGTCCGTTCTGCGCGATCCGGTGGGACATCCACGGGAACCAGGTCTACGGCCGCGGCCCGGGCTTCTACAGCCTCGCCGACTCCCGCCAGCTCCAGTGGGCCGAGAAGGAGAAGGCGCGCCTCATCGAGCTACTCGCCAGCCCCCCGCTCGCGGTGCCGTCGAATATCGCCGGCTACCCGCTCCCGGGCGACCTAGTGCGCGTCACGCACGGTGGGCAGCAGAACATGATCCAGCCGATCCAGCTCATCCCGCCGGCGGCGATACAGGTGATGCAGTCGGAGATCGACCGGCTCGAGGACCGGATCAACGACGCCTGGAAGGTGCGCCTCTGGCTTTCCATCACCGAGGACGAGCGCGCCCAGCGCGCGACCGCCCGCGAGGTGCAGGAGCGGTCGGAAGAGAAGATGCTGCAGCTCGGCCCCGTCCTCGTTCGCATCCAGAACGAGGGCCTGGACCCGCTCATCGAGCGCGTCGCGGCGATCATGTTCCGCCGCGGCCTGGTCGAGCAGCCGCCCGAGGAACTGCACGGGCACACGGTCCGCGTCGAGTACGTCTCCCAGATGGCTCTCGCCCAGCGCCTCGCGGGCATCGCCTCTATCGAGCGGCTGCTCTCGACGACGGGCTCGATCGCCGCGATGCAGCCCAACGTCCTCGACAAGATCAACCTCGACAAGCTCATCGAGACCTACGCCGAGCGGCTCACCGCCGACCCCGACATCATGGTCCCGCAGGACAAGGTGGACGAGGTCCGGTCGCAGCGAGCAGCCGCGGCGCAACAGAACCAGCAGATCACCGAGCAGGCTCCGGCCGTCGCCGGTGTCGCGAAGACGCTGTCCGAGACCGACGTCGGCGGCGACAACGCGCTCAACCGCCTCTACCGCGAGGTGGCGGGCGGCAGCGCGATGCCGAGCCAGTTCCCGACGTCCGGCGGCGGAGGTGCCAGGTGAAGCTCGACGCCGCCGCGGCGCTCCGCTCGAAGCTCCTGCACGAGGCCGTCGCGCACGGCCCCACTCGGCTGCTCCTGGCCGGCTGGCTCCCGACGCTCGAGGACGTGACGTTCGACTCCGACCCGCGCGTGTCCGCGTTCCGCGAGGGGCGCCGGGCGTTCGTGCTCGAGTTCGTGAACGAGCTCCGCCGTGAGGGGCTCTTCCGCAAGGTCTACGAGGAGCGGTTCCTGGAACCGACCCTGGAGAACAACCCCGATGCCTGACACCGACCCAGTTCCCGCGGCGGCCCCCGCAACCCCCGCCGGACCCCCCGCCGGCAGTCCGGGAGCCGCCGCGGGGAGCCCGCCTCCCGCGGCGCCTCCCGCGGCGCCAGCGACCCAGCCGGCGCCGGCCGCCCCCGCCGCCGACCCGTGGGCCGGCATCAAGGTGCCCGAGGGCGTCTCCGCGCCCCCGCCGGCGACGATCGATGCGTTCAAGAAGGCGGGCTACTCCGCCGAGCAAGCACAGGTTGCGATCGACCAGTACGTCACCGCAAGGCAGACCGAGACGAAGGCGTGGCAGGCGACCGTCAAGGGCTGGGACGAGGCACGCAAGGCCGACCAGGAGGTCGGCGGAGCGCGACTCGCACAGTCGGAGAAGGACGCGAAGGCCCTGCTGGACAAGTTCGGGACCGCAGGATTCCAGAAGTTGCTCGAGCAGACCCAGATCGCGAACAACCCGGATGCGTTCCGGTTCCTCGCGAAGGTCGGCGAGTTCCTCCGGAAGAACATCAGCGAGGACACCCTCGCCAGCGCCCCCGCAGCAACGAGCAGCTCCTCCCGGCCGATGGGCCGGGAAGCGATGCTCCGCTCCGTCTACGACAACCCCAATTCCTGGCCCCAGAGCCAGAAGAGGAAATAGCAAATGGCAACCACGGTTACCGACTCCCGATCCACGCTCTACGACCACGTCACGCTCGAGGCGCCGGACGGCGGGCTCATGCCCATCGTCGATGTCCTCAAGCAGGTCCTGCCGGTTGTGCAGGACGCCCCCGCGTACCCGACCAACGGGACGTTCGGGCACCGGACCGCGATCCGCACCTCCAACCCGACGATCAGCTTCGGCAAGATCAACAAGGGCATCAAGCGGAGCAAGGGCACCTGGGAGAACCGGAACGACACGTTCGGGATGTTCGTCGCCCGCCACGAGAAGGACATCAAGATCCGGAAGGTAGTCGGCGACGCGAGCTTCCAGCACGAGCGGTGGATCCAGGACCAGGGCTTCATCGAGGGCCTCGCTCAGGCATTCAGCCAGAACCTGATCTACGGTGACACCAAGGTCGACGAGGCGTCCTTCGACGGCGTCGCGGGCCGCCTGGGATCGCTGCAGACCGCGAGCAAGCAGAAGTCCCAGGTCTGGGGCGCGGGCGCCTCCGGCGGCGACAACACGTCGATCTACATCGTCGACTGGGGCGAGCGCGGCGCGCACCTCATCTACCCCAAGGACGGCGGCATCGCCGGCCTCGACAAGAAGGACTGGGGCGACGTTCCCAACTGCCTCGACGTGAACGGTGACCCGATGACCGCCGCGGTCATGGAGTACTCGTGGTACGTCGGCCTCGCGGTCGAGGACCCGCGCCACATCGCCCGGCTCGCGAACATCTCGGTCGCCGACGCGAACCTCGTCGAGATCCTCAAGGCCACCCCGAGCTACCCGACCAACGGGTCCATCATCAACAAGCTCGAGGACCTCCTCGGCGAGATGCCGTCCCAGGCCGGCATGAACCGGGTCATGTACGCGCACTCGCGCATCGTGACCGCGTTCCGCAAGCAGGCCCGCTCCTTCTCCAACCAGGCGCTGCAGCTCTCCGACTACCTCGATCCCTCGACGGGGAACGTGCTCGACAAGGACGCCCCGTACCTCCACGGCATCCCGCTCCGCCGCCTCGACCAGATCTCGATCACCGAGTCCACGGTCGCCTAACCCAAGTTCACAAGGAGACATCCCAATGCTTCTCGATCAGGACGACGACCTCACGACCCCCGGTGGCGAGGCGATCTCGACCACTCTGAACGCAACCCAGTACTGCTCCCGCGCGAAGGACGGCGGCGCGGACCGCGACTGGGCAGCGGGCCCGCCCCGCATGGCCCTGGTCAAGGTGACCCAGGACGCCAACATGGCCGGCGCCACCTCCGTCGACTTCCAGGTCGGCGTCGAGTCGGCCGTCGACGGCACCAACTGGACGACCCTCGGCTCGACGGGAGCCATCGCCATCGCCACGCTGGTCAAGGGCTACATGGTGGCGGTCCCGCTCAAGCCGGGGACGCGCACCAACAGCCGCTACCTGCAGGCCCGGGCGGTCATCGTCGGGACCGCCACCGCGGGGTCGAAGTTCATCGTGACGCTGCTCCCCGAGGCCGAGGAGAGCCGTCCGCAGAACGCGATGAACGTGATCTAGCCGTCCAACCATGACCGGGGGCGGCTCCTAGCCGGGCCGCCCCCAACCACAGGAGCATCATGCCTCGCTTCTTCTGCAACACCCCCGAGCCGGGAGCCTTCGTCCAGGGGGTCGGGTTCTTTCACCGCGGCGACGTCTTCGACCTCGACGACTCCACCAAGGTCAGCCGCACCTTCGCTCCGCTCGACTCGGAGGCCGTCGCCCTCTGCAAGGCCGCCGGCATCAACGTCGGCATCGGCGAGGTCGGCGTGTTCTCCGACGGCGTCGAGGGCGACCGGCACGTCTACAAGCAGATCGGCAAGCAGAAGGTGGCCGCGCTGGACGCGACTCCCGACGTCCAGGTCATCGACGAGCCCCAGACCATCTCCCAGATGGCGGGGACCGCCCCCCGGCGTGCGAACGACATGAAGCTGTAGCAGGAGGTCACCGTGGCGACGACGGACGTGGACATCTGCAACCTTGCGCTCTCGATCGTGGGCGTCGGCCAGCGCATCTTCGCGCTCACCGACGGCACCAAGGAGGCGAACCTCTGCAACGCCTTCTACGCCCACGCACGGGACGTGATCCTCGCTCGCCACTGGTGGGGCTTCGCGACGAAGAGAGCAGCCCTCTCGGCCGCCGCCGGAGAGGCAGCCAGGACGGGGTGGGCAAACATCTACGGCCTTCCAGCCGACTGCCTCGAGGCCCGCTACATCATCCCGACTGGCGGTCGGGTCGTCCCTGCCGACGCCAAGATCCCGTTCGAGACCGAGGCGGGGACCACGACCGGGCGGGTCCTGCTCTGCGACAAGACCTCCGCCGAGCTCGTCTACACGGCCAGGATCAGTGACGTGCCGAGCTACTCGCCGCTCTTCTGCGAGGCACTCGCGGGCTTCCTCGGTGCGAAACTCGTGATGCCGCTCGCCGTCCAGCCGCAGTTCCTGCAGATCGCGCTGCAACTGTCCGAGGGCGCGCTCCTCACCGCCGCCAATCAGGACGTCCGCCAGCGCCAGGGCGACACGCCGAGCGAGGCCGCGGCCATGCGGGCCCGGCACGGTCTGTTCTCGGCCGCGGCCCAGACGACTCCGGTCCAGAGCGGCTAATGCCCACGCACCGGCAGGCGTCCTTCGCGGCGGGCGAGATCGCCCCCGCGCTGCAGGGCCGCACCGACCTGGCTCGCCAGCACGAGGCGGTCGCGATGGCTCGCAACGTCATCGTCTCGCCCGAGGGCGACCTGCTGAACCGGCCCGGGATGCAGTTCGTCGCCGAGGTGAAGGACTCGACCAAGACTGTCCGCCTGCACGCCTTCCTGTGGGGCGAGAACCAGAACTACCTGCTCGAGTTCGGCGCCGGCTACATCCGATTCCACCAGATCACCGGGACCGTGATGAACCTGGGCTCCCCCTACGAGGTGGCAACGAGCTACCTCGAGGCGGACCTGCCGACCCTCAAGTTCTCCCAGTCGGGCGACATCACAGTCATCACCGTGCTCGGCAAGCCGCCCCGCGAGCTCCGCCGACTCGGGCACACCAACTGGACGATCTCCGACTACACGGTCGCCCCGCTGCTCGCGGCGCCCGCGTCGGCACCCACGCTCGGGTCCTCGATGCCGGTCGACTCGACCCACGTCGGGAAGGCGTGGGACGTCGTCTACACGGCCTACTCGACCGGGGACACCCCCGAGGAGTCGAGGCCGAGCGCGGCGCTATCGCTGGCGGCCACCATCTCTCTCTACCCCGACAGACCATGCACCTACTCCGGCTCCGCGGTGACCGGCGCGACCGGCTACTACTGGTATCGGGGCGTGAACGGGAAGTATGGGTACATTGGCAGCTCGACGACGCCGTCGTTTCGCGACGAGGGGCAGGTCCCGCTCTACTCGGAGCAACCGCCCTCGGGTCGCGACCCGTTCAAGAACCCCGACGGTAGCACGGACTCAAACCGCTACCCGGCAGTGAGCACGTTCCACCAGCAGCGGCTCTGGTTCTTCAACAACCTCTACGCGCCCGCGACCCTGTGGGCCACTCGCCTTGCGGCGATCCGGAACTTCGACGCCGCGAGCCCAGCGAAGGACGATGACGCGATCGTCGCGACGCTCGCCTCGCGCAAGTTCGAGGAGGTCCGCGCGGCTCTGGCGCTGCGAGACCTGTTCATCTTCACGAGCAACGCGGAGTGGCTGCTGCAGGGCTTCCAGAACGCGCCGGCCACGCCGCGCGCGATGAGCGTCGCGCCGGTCTCCTACTGGGGCTCCGGCTGGCTCGAGCCGATCGTGGTCGGCGACTCAGTGCTCTTCGTCACGGGCCAGGAGGGTCACCTCCGCGAGCTCGGGCAGTCGCCGGGCGCGGGTCAGGACCTCTGCCTGCAGGCGTCGCACCTATTCATCGAGCATCAGCCTGTCTCCTGGGACTACGCCCGCGTGCCCTACTCCACCGTCTGGGTGGTCCGCGACGACGGTGCGCTGCTCTCGCTCTCCTACCTGCCGCAGCAGAAGCAGCAGGCGTGGGCGTGGCACGACACGCAGGGGACCGTCGAGCAGGTCTGCTGCCTACCGGAGGGGCTAGAGGACTCGGTCTATCTCATCGTCCGGCGGACCGTGAACGGGACCCAGAAGCGATTCATCGAGCGGTTCGCGACCCGCCAGATCATCTCCTCGCGATGGGGCGTGTTCCTCGACTCGAGCGTCTTCTACGAAGGGGAGAACACGTCGTCGGTATCTGTGACCGTGTCGGGCGTCCTGTCGGTGGGGAACTCGGTGGAGGTTACGTCGGACGGCTCTCCGTTCTCGTACTCCGACGTCGGTGACGAGGTGGTGTTGTTTCCGGAAACGACCAAGGAGTCGCGCATCCGGATCACGGCAGCGGCCAGCGCACACTGCAGCGGCGTGGTGGTCACTGCCGGGTCCGACTACGGCCCAACGACCAACTGGGGATTTGGCCGGAGCCAGTTCGGCGACCTCGGGCACCTCGAGGGAGTGAGCGTCTACGCGCTGGTCGGTGGCGTCGTCCATGGCCCCTATACCGTCACCGGCGGCACGCTCACGCTGACGACCCCCGGGGTCCATGTCTGCATTGGCAGGAACTATCTGAGCGACGTCCAGTTCCTCGACCTGCCGAGGGACCGCTCGACGCCGAAAACGGTCCTGCAGATTGGGCTCGAGGTAGTTGACACGGCCGGCATCCGGCGCCCGCAACCCAATCAGCCGTCGCTCTGCCTGCTCGCGGGCCCCGACCTCGACAACCTCGTGCCGCTGGTCCTGCCGCTCGACGTGCAGGTCGGCGTGGGCGGGATCGTGACGGACACGATCATGGTTCCGGTTGACAACACCTGGAATCCGCACGGGAGCATCGTGCTCCGGCAGTCCGCTCCGCTCCCCGTCTGCATCCGGGCTCTCGTTCGGGAGGTGGCCGGTGGCGCGCCCCAGGAGTGAGATCAGGTTCGCCAGGATCGAGGACGCCGAGGTACTGGCCGCGTCGCTAGCGGCGGCCGACCGGCTCGAACTGCAGCGGCTCAACCACGAGCCGCTGCCGACCATACGAGACGCAATCCTGCAGAGCGAGAAGGCGCTGGCCGTGGTCGTCGATGGCGAGCTCCTCGCCCTGACCGGCGTCGTCCGCCGCGCCTGGGGCGGCCAGTTCTGGCTGCTCTGCAGCGAGCGGACCCGCGCGCTCCCCGTGTCGTTCATGCGCGGCGCGAAGGCCGCCTGGGCGGCCCTGTCGTCGGGCGAGGCGCTGCTCGCGAACATGGTCGATGCGGAGCACGGGGCCGCCGGGGCGATGGCTCGTCACTTCGGGTTCCACGTCTGCGACGCGGAGCCGGTCGAGCCGTTCGGGGAGCTGTTCCGCGTCATCGTCTGGAGGAACCCATCATGTGCGCTCCACTGATCATCGCAGGCATGGCGGCCGGCACGATCCTCAAGTCGGCCAGCACGCTCTACGCCGCCCACAACCAGTCAGAGGCGCTCAAGAACCAGGCGTTCGTCGATGACCAGAACGCCGAGATCGCGAGCCAGCGGGCCCAGGTCGAGGAGCGGTCCGGCGAGATGGACGTCGCCAAGATCCGAGCCCACGCCGACCAGATCATCTCCCAGCAGCGGGTCGGCTACGCCGGCTCCGGGTTCGACGTGACGTCGGGGACCGCCGGGGCGGAGCAGGAAGCGACCGCCGGGACCGGCGAGTACATGGCGTCGCTGGCCCGCCTCGAGGGCACGCGCAAGGCGTACGGCTACAGGTCGCAGGGGATACAGTTCGCACAGTCGGCGCAGGCGAAGCGCGACGCGGCCGATTCTGCCCTGACCGCAGGCTGGCTCACGCTCGCGGGCGACGTCATCGGCGTCGCGAGCAAGGGCGGAGCAGAGGGCGTGAAGGCGGGGGTCTTCTAGTGGCGATCCAGATCCCGACGCTCGACCCGACGCAGGCCCCGTCGCTCGCGCCGTCGCCGGTCCCGTATCGGTCCGCCGAGGCGGTCCAGGTGCAGGAGCGCGCCGGGCAGATGATCGCCCAGTCGCTCAAGTCCCTCGGCGCCGGCGCCGACACGCTCGCCGAGGAGGCGCTGCGGGCGAAGCAGGAGTCCGACCAGGCGCGGCTCGCGGAGTCGCGCGCCAAGTCGCTCGCAGAGACGCAGGGGGACATCGACCAGTTCCGAGAGCGCAAGGGGGACAATGCACTGCCCCATTTGGACGCTGGCGGGGAGGATGTCACCGACCCTCTCGACCTGGTCGCGACGCAGTGGCAGCAGAAGCAGCAGAAGATCCGAGACTCGCTCGGCAACGAGTACCAGAAGCGAGAGTTCGACAAGTTCCTCTCGATGCAGGCTCCCGCGTTCCACGCGGAGATCGTGCGGCACGCCGCGGCCGAGGCGAACGTCGCCAGGATGCAGGCGCACGTCGCCGAGGGCGAGCTTCTGCAACGGCAGGCGCGCGACAACATACTCGACCCGACCAAGCGCAACGAGTCGCTCGGCCGCGCGCTCGCGGCCGACCGGATGCAGGCCGACGTCCTCGGCCTCGCCGGACCGCGCCGCGACGAGTTCCTGAAGGAGTCCGAGACGAAGAGGTTCACCGACCTCCTCCAGACCGCGGCGAAGATGCCCGGCGGGCAGGAGGTGGGCCGCGCGATTCTGAAGGGCGCGGCCGGGCACCTCTCGGCGACAGACGCGGCGGTGTTCCAGTCGCACTTCGATGCGATGGACGTGGACCGCCAGGCGGAATCACACCTCGGCGGACTCGTGAAGAAGTACATCCCCCCCGGCGCGAAGCCCAACGCCGACGGCCTGCTCAAGACCATCGACGCGATGCCGGTCACGACGGAGGCGGAGTCGAAGGTCAAGGAGAAGGTCCGCTCGCTGGCGATGCAGCGCGTCGGCTACGCGGAGCACGCATGGGAGGCACAGACGTCGCGTGCGTTCAACACGGCGATGACCGCGCTCCTCGACCCGAAGACGATGCTGCTCAACCAGGTGGAGACTCTCCCCGCGACGTCGGCCGGGGCGCAGGCGCTCGACTGGCTTCGCCGGCGCGATCCGACGAAGGCGGCGCAGCTCGGGCTCGCGGCGCAGAAGGACCTGACGAAGGTGCCCGAGGCTCCGGAGCAGGCCGCCGCGTTCATCGAGCTGCATCGCATCCTGGCGACGGACCCGAAGCAGATCGCCGGGCAGTCGTCCGACGTCCTCGCCACGCAGTGGCTCCCGCGCCTGCACCCGTCCCGGCGCACCGAGGCGATGGGCGTGTTCGCCAAGGCGATGGAGTCGACGGCGCAGCCGTTCCTGCTCACGACGCCGAAGTCGGTCCTGGTCGACGAGGCCCTGCAGTCCCTCGGCGCCGACGCCGCGAAGCTGGGCACCGACCCGGGCAAGTGGGATCCGAAGATCTACTCCGCGCTCCAGTGGTCCGAGATCGAGATGGAACGCTGGATGACCGAGAACAAGAAGACCGCGACGGGCGCCGACATCCGAGAGCAGGCGAAGAAGCTCTGGGCCAAGGGCATCGCCCGCACCTCGTTCCTCGGGCATCAGGCCGCCAGCGAGATGCCGAAGGCGCAGGCCGGAGCGGAGGGGCGCACCTGGGTCACCAAGGAGCAGATGGCGGAGGTCGACAAGGCCGCGGCCAAGCTCCCCGAGGGCGACCCTCGCCGGCCCCACACGATCGAGGACTACGCCAGGTGGTGGCAGGACCTGTTGAAGCTGCGCGCCGCCGCGAAGCCGAAGCCCACCGCACCCCCGGCCTTCCAGACGGACCTGCAGCGCGTCCCTGACCTCATCCCTGACCTCACCCTCAAGCGGGAGTGACGATGCCGGCAGACCAAGTCGCCGCCGAGCCGACGCTCGACGACGTCGCCAAGATGTACATGGCCGGCGACCAGCAGCAGAGGGTCGCGGCCTCACAGTCGGCCGAGCCGACGCTCGACGACGTCGCCAAGATGTACATGGAGGAGGGCGCCGCGGACCGCAAGAGCGCCGCCTCCCTCTCGGCCTGGCGCGCCGAGAACATGGGCATCGCTCCGGAGCAGGCGGGCGAGGTCGCGCGCCTGCACGCGGCGACGAAGAAGGATCCGTTCTGGATCTCCGAGAACCTCGAGCAGGCGCGCAAGAGCGTCACGCGCGACCAACTCATGCAGGCGCTCGAGCAGTCGCCGCGCATCCGCGAGTGGATGGAGAAGGACGCCGTCCGCTCGCAGGTCGTCGTCGACGACATCGCCAACGCCAGCGCGCTCGAGTGGCTCATCACCGGCCGCGGCGGGTCGGGCCCGGCGATCTGGAAGGCGGGCAGGGCATCCATCGGCGAGCAGGAGATCATCGCGCTCGCGAACAAGGAGATGGTCGGCCTCGCCACCCCCGACGACGTCGAGCGCCGGAAGGCCCTGCAGAAGCAGTGGGAGGGGCGCACGTTCGTCGACCCCGAGTCGGACTGGTCGACGCTGCAGAACATGGCGCTCGTCGCTCCGAGGATGTTCGGCTACATGGCCGGCCGCATGGCCGCTGGCGGAGCCGGAGCCACGGCCGGTGGTCTCATCGGCGCGGCGGCCGGCGCGGCCATCCCCACGCCCGGCGCGATGCCCGCGCTCGCGGCCTGGGGCGCCGAGGTCGGCGGGGCTGTGGCCGGCGGGGCGTTCGACGCCTACCAGAACGCGGGACCGCTCTTCCTCAAGCTGCGCGAGATGAAGGACCCGGCCGGCGCGCCGCTCCTCACCGAGGGCGAGGCCCGGGCCTGGGCGATGGGAACGTCCGCCGGCGTCGGGGCTCTCTTCCAGGGTCTCTCCGCCCAGATGCCGCTAGTCGCCGGAGGCGTCGCCAAGATCGCCGGGCGCGCCTCGAGCTCCGCGCTCGAGGAGGCGACCGTCGGGCGGGCCGCGCTCTCCGCGATCGGATCGGGCGGCAAGGAGGTCGCGCACGGGGTCGCGTTCATGGTTTCGCAGGCGACCGGAAACGCCGCAGCCGAGGAGGTTGCGAAGGCCACGCACGGGGCCCCGGCCGACCCCATGAAGGT